ATTTTCTCCGTCTTCGGAGATCTCAATCCAAACCTCGCGGTCTGGGTACTTGTTGGAGATAGCGTCATACAAATCGTCTGACATCATCTCGCAACTCTTGTAATCCAGTTTAAGTGCGCCACCATCATAAAGACGTTCTAGCCAACGCTTAAACTGAATAAACTCAATGTCTCGATCATTGTGTGTAACATTGATCCAGACTTTAAAATGAAATGTATGGCGATGCGGATAACCTAAAAAACTTACATCATCCCACTCACCAGGCTTATTTAGGTTAGGATCTGTAAGTGCCGCAGGAAATTTGTGAATACCTTCCTTTTGAAAGGTAACCCAAATCATTTTAAGTGGGCGCCAGTCTTGTTTCATTGTCATTGGATTCATAATATGTTCTTTGCTGAAATAGGGCCTTTGCTTTTAAGACCAAAATGTTCTTGAATAGCAGTACCGCATAAGGTTCTTTGATATGCTGCCTGCTCGCCGGGACCTTCATTAGTAAATCGAAGCTCAAAACAAACTTTAGCACATTCGTTGATAAGTAGCTCGACCAGTTTGTTTGCACGTCCTGCAATTTCGGGAGCGACATATCCTGCTTGCGTCATTAGTTGGTTGATTCGTTCATTCATGACTTTAATTGCTCCATGGTAATAATTTTGCTTAGTTCGCTACCGAGATCTTTATCATCAGTAACTACATGAAGGCTGTGACGATTTTCATCGTGCTTTCGATCGTAACGTGTAGTTTCAATAATAGTTCCGCCACTAGCGCCGTATACGTTTAATCGAAATCCGTTTGACTGAAGAGATGGACTTTCAACATCTTCAGCAATGCTCAAAGCATCGTCAGGACCGTCATCGAATAACCAATTACGAATTTTTTGTTTAAATGATAATTTCATTGTTCTTTCTTCTGTCCATCGTACTCTGTTAGATTTACTAAGGGATCCGCGAATTCTTGGAACCTTGGTTGCTACTGTTGCTCCATAACCACTCATTTGATAATCTCATCTTTACCATATTGATCCCAACTAGTAAACTTATTTCTATCTAGCAGGTCATGGAGGTTATGGCACCACACTCCGTGATTTGTTGCGGCAAAATCTTTGTCGTCTAGCTTTATTGTAGCATTATATCCTAGTTGTGTCAAGTAGGGCAATTTTACCGAAATTTGAGGAATGAATTGACGATGCTCAATCAAGGCGCTTTCGAGTACGCCTTCAACTTGTGCTACATCAAAATCTAAAGTACACCAGTAGCCTGCATCAAGACAGTCTTGAATCATGTATTCCCAAGGACCCCAACCGTCAGCATCGTTAGTTTCAAGTTTAGGAAAACTTTGATTAGCACCAAAATAGATATGTTTGATGCGCTTGCTCTCATCGAGAAACGATTGTGAAGTGTCGGCAATGTGTAGGATTGTCTTAGGATCGTGGACACCAACTACAAATAGTGTTTTCATTCCATAGGCAGGAGTCTTTTCGATTTCTATGCCTGTGAAGAATTCCACGGAGTTTGCTACACCGGTTGTATAATCACGCTTCATATTATTTTGTAAATTTAAAAAATTTAAGGAGGTTGTAAAATCGACTCTTATATGGGTCGGACAAGATTTGTTGAGCTAGACTAGGCTGATGTGGACATCTACCTTGATTCCAGTTGCATGTATTAGTTATCGGTTTGCGACAAATAGCGCAAGATTGTCTCATTGATTGTCCTCAGTTGCAAAAGGCCATCTAGTAGGATTTTGTTCAAGCCATTTTTTATGTGCTTCTTCTAAATCTGCACGAGTGCGAAGTTTGACGTTTTCTTCAATAACTGTACCATCATCATCACACAGACTAACTTGATATGGAGCATCAATGACAAGATAGTCATCTTCTACTTGCCAATCATGTTCACCGTCAAACAACCAAGCCGCACCACCTTCGTGATAGGCTGTTTCAAATTCTTCTTTTTGTTCGTCTGTAAAGTCATCACTGTATTCAAACCAACAAGCATGTTGGTCATCTAACTCTGAACCCCAACCGCAGTCTGTGCGAGCATGTGCTTGTACATCGCCTTCGATAGGCAAATTACATGCCATGTCTTCCTCGACAAACCCTTGACCCCACCGATAGTGATCATCAATATCGACCCAGCTAATTGTACCGTCCGCATTTTCGCGAAACATTTCAATGTGCCAGCAGATACTTTTCTTATGTAGGGGTTTAATTAGATAAACTTTAGACATCAGTCTTCCTTAAAGTCTACTACGTTGCCATCTGCATCTGCGCAGATAATACGTACGGTTTCACCTGCTTCGTTTTTAATTTCAATTGGTCCCCAAATCCACCATTCGGTTTCATCGTTATACCAACCATCTTCGCGATCTTCTAATTCATAGATGCTGTTTTCTTCAATGAATTCTTCAAGCTCTTCTTCCTCTTCTAGAGTAAGCCCTTCGAATTCAGTATCGTACCAGCAACCGCCGTCAAACATTTCTACAAGTTCAACACTTTCAATATTGTTGATTTCGCAATCTAGCATATTGATGCTATCTTTCTTGCCATCACCACCGGGAACTTCTGTAAACTCAAACTCTGGAGGATTGTCGTCACTTGTTTCTACAGTCCACTCACCATAACGGAAACCGTTAGTGACTGTAAGACGACCTTCGCCTTCACGTCGAACCCAATGCTCAACTTCCTGACAAGATTTTTTGTAATGTGTACTAACGGTCCATGTTGCCATAATTATTCTTCCAATCCATTTTGTTTCATATATTCAGAACGTTTTTGGTCACGTTCTGCACGATGAGTTTCACATAATGTTGTAATCCAACCACTTCCACCACGCTCTCCAGGAGCACCGCATTCTTCACAAAGCATCATGCTCATTTGTTCAGCCATATCAATGATACCGTTAGTATATTCATCTCCACCTTGTACGTAGAAACGTAAGCCGCCAAACTTTTCTTTAACTTGTTCAGCAACTACTTGCGGAGCAACTTCACTGTCTTTGTTTTTCCAATCTAAATGACTTTGAATTAAACGGCAGGCTTGATTGAGTAAATCAAACCAACCTTTGCCTATAGCAATACCGCCGTACCTGCCACTAAAAATTTTAGGATATACTTTTGGAAAGTAGTCCTGCATTTCTTGTTCTGTCATTTTCATTGTTAGATTACACCTGTGTGTAGTTCTTGTTTATGCTTTAGTATAGCAATTTTATCCTTTAAGAGCAACCTTTCTTTCTTCAATTGCTCTAATTTTAGGTCTTCAAATAAGCCATTTTTTTCCAAAGTATCAACTTGTTTGTCCAAAGCACGATGTGCTTCTTCTAAATGTGCAATTCGATTTTCATACATTGTATTCTCCTTAGAGGTCTGCTGCCAAACTATTCAACTCGTCATCATCTGGATTAGAAAAATCAATCTCGCCTGCTTTCTTACCGTCATCGAAATCAAACAAACTACCGAATGTATTTGCCGCTGGCCCACCTTGTAGTCGAGCACCTTCGAGACTCTTTAAGAATTGTGATGCATCACTAATTAAAGAAAATGCCTCGTCTTTAGTTTTAGTATTGAATAATTCTTCTACAAATGTACTAAAGTATAGAATCTTACGTGGAACCCAATCACTGAATTCAATTTCTTTCTTACCTTCAATACCCCATGCTCTCCAGTCTGGTTTATATTTTGCACATTCAATATCCATCAATTGTTGAGCACGTTGAACAGCCTTGATATGACATTCAACATTATGACCCATCATCAATGCATAAGCAAAGCTATCCCAAGAAGTTTTACCTTCTTTGCCAATCTTGTTTAACATGCCTGGAGCATACCAGCAGATGTCGCCCATTGTAAGTCTAGAACCAACTTCGCTTTCGAATGGAAAAGGAATGTCAGATTTAGAAAGAGCTTTAGTGTCCGGAGCCTTGTCCATAATAACTGACCAACGCTTGTTAGTATGTTGTGCGTTTGTATAAACTAATCCGTGAGCAGTGGCAATAAACGGACTTGCACAGTCAAAACTAATTGTAAGTTCTGGATTGATATGTTTGCGTAACTGACGTTGGATTTGTGTTAGATAGCAGGACCAATCAAGTTGTGCTGTACCCAAGAAGTGAATCCAGTTCTTGCCTGTAAGCATACCTTCGTCACGCATAGTCATTAAACGTCTAAGAGTGATATCCATCTTACACATATTAGCACCACCAAACGCCCAACCTTCTGCTTCACGCCCAGCGTATTTGCCTTTGGGATCACTAAACTCTTTAACACCGTTATACCATTTCTCAGCAGTATCCCAGTCACTACCTTGTAGAACGTTCAACCACTTAGTTTGACCTAAACGATTCATCAAGAAGTAATCGTTATTGAAGCGTGTTTTATCTAAACAATCTTCAAATGTTTTTAATCCAGTCTTTGGACTATGAATATGGTCACAAGCCCAAGTAGGAACGTCAAGCATCATTGACCAATCAGCAGTAAGTTCAAGCCATTCTAAAATATTTTGACGTGTCTTGTTCGCGGCAGGACCTTCAAAGTTTAACCAATCAAATTTAAGAACACCTTTACCAATTTGATATCCACCAGAGTCACCTAAGATCATTGTATTGCCACGATCACGTTGTTGAATCATAGACTCTTGTGTCATACTCTTTTGTAAGTCTAACTGTGCGTGACCTGCAGAGTAAAGACCATATTTGTATGTAAAATATCCTTGTTCGGGATTTAAAAAGTTCATGCCTTCAATACCACGATCAAAACCTTTGGGAATACGATCATTGGGTACAAATTCTTCTAAACGTTGTTTAGCAACATATGTGCTATAAAAAGAACTGATAGCAGGTAAGTATACCGCATAGTCCTTTTGTAAGGGTGTTAAATCAATTGGTTGTTTCATAGTCTCTCGCTAATTTTGCCGTAATATCTAATTGTTGTCTTGCCTGTTCTAGATTGTCTAGTGCTATTTTAACGGCAGAGTTTTTCTCTGCCATTGCCTGCCATACTAATTCTTCGTCACGCTTTTTACGAGCCCAATCAAGCAATGATTCAGCTTCGCCGTTCAAGCCAACGCTAGCATGGGCCATGTTGAGTATGACCCAAGTATTGCCGTCAAACACTTCCATGTTTTGACTAGAAGTATTGTATCTCATGTTGCCAACACCTTGTTGTCCTGAATAGCTGTTTACATAGGTGCTGGCATTACCATTCGTAACTGTTATATAACGGCCGGAAGGTGTAATGCCTTTAATCATTATACTGCTTGTGCTGGAATAATGTATTTGTATGATGCCAAACCGCTGTCAAGCGTAATTTGAATAGCACCTTCGTTTGACAAACTCATCTTTGTGTTGTTTACATCTGCAATCTTCAAAATACTCAAGATTGGCAACACTGGCCAAGTCCAACCGCGATCAAGTTTACCTGCAACATTTTGTGCAAATACAAACTCACCACCGTGTGTTGATGCGTCACCAAAGATAAACTTTAAGTTACCGCCATCTGTCTTAGCAAGGAATGTTGGATGCTCATTGTTAGCACCTGCTTGGAAGTTGAAACGCTGTACTGCGGATACAGTTGGCTCCAATTCCACATCCCACTTTACGCCACGGAATTTTACAGTTTTCATCTTTTCGTTGATGATTTCTGAATTCATAAAGCGGTAGTCGTTTTTAAAGTCGCCATCTTTGTTTTCAAAATGCAAACCTGTTGGAATAGTTTCACCATTACGATCTGCTGTAGTGACGCTAATCTTAGCATCTTCTTTGTACTCTGCACCGTCTAACAAATATTTTAATTTGTTTAATTGCGGCATACCAAACACACCAATCATATCTGGATATGGTGCCGATGTCTCAGCTTCCATAATAACTGAACGATCGTCAGCCATTGAATTGATTGTAGTTTTTGTATCTGTGCCTGTAACTTTAACTGTAGTCAAGAACCCTAGGTTCTGTGTATGACTAACGATGTCTTGTAAAATGTCTTTCATTGAGAATTCTCCGTGTTTAATATGATTATATTTAGATCGTGAGTGAAAAGCAAGCCTCAAATCACTCAAAATCAAATAGTTTTGCGAATGTGTTATCACTGCGTGTTTGACTGATGTCCCATTCCAAAACACCGATCAAGTTTTCTAACTTCTCGTCAATGACGGTATTTTCCATAGTGGCGTCATCAAACGGTAAGTCTTTAAACCATTGAGGTAATCTAAGTTCATCTACAGGATATGCTACTGAAGTATATCCCATTGGATTATCTTTAACCTTACACACAATGACTTTTGCTCCGTCAACAATACTCATAGAGTATTTGTCATTCATCATACGCTTTAAAGTATTCCAGTTTAGACTAGCACGAACGTGTCCGGGCATATTAGTCTTACCTGCTTTCTTTTCCTTTGCGGCATACTCAGTAATGTTGTTGGCTCGCTTGGGCGAACCTTTCTCCCATCCGGGTCTTGTTTTGAACTCTGTACGGAAATCAGTAATGTACTGTAATACATCCTCTTTAGCCGCACCATTTAGAACCTGTGTTAGAACTTCACTTAGGAAGTCTTGGATAACAACCGGGGTATCTGAACGCTTGAGGTCAAGCCCCATGGCTTTAATTTTGCCTGGCTTGCCGTCGATGTCGGCTCGTTTACCTTCTTTGTCGTAATAGAGAACTGCGTATCGCTTCTTAGTAATGAACAAACCTTTTGATGCGACAATTTCTCGTCCTGCTTTGATAACTTCGCCTCTGGTTTTTGGGCAGTGGAAAGCATCTTGCATGAATTTTGGGAAAGTTCCATTTACTTCTTCTCCTATGGTATCGTAAAGTTCAATAACTGCTTCTCTACTCCAAGGAATAAGACCTTTGTCGATCTCTTTCTTTAGTGTAGTGTATGCTGAGAAATAACAAGAGTCTGTATCGCCATAGATAATTGCCTTACCTACGTGATCATTAGTTCCTGTAATAATTTCATTTACTTTACCGGCCATATGTTGAGCAATCGCTCTTCCGGTTAGTGTAGTTGATTGACCAATGCGGTTATCAAAAAAGCGACAACCTGGATTTAAAATAGCACCATATAGACTGTTCAAATTGATCTTCTTGACCAACTGACGCTTGTCCCAATATTCTTCTTCGATTTTATTGCCAGCCGCAATACATTCTTTGAGTTTTTTCTGCATGTCTTTGCGTTCAGCGTACCAACGCTTTAACAGACCTGGAATGATACCTTCTTTTTCGTAAGTAAAGATAGTACCGTTAGCACTAATCATCCAAGGTTGATTGCTTTCAAAGATTAAATCATACACTTGTGCGCCACTTAGAGTATCTTCACCACCGCCTTCCCAATCGATAGTAATTTCGCGACCAACATCTCGATCCATAACAGCGGTATACTCTAAAGAACCAAAGATACCTTCCCATGCACCAGCAAAGCTACGACCTTTAGCCATTTCTGCTTCAATAAATGCCTTTGTTCCGTCTTGACGTAACTGACCAACAATAGTTTCTGGGCCCATGTTCAGGGCACGAATAGCAGACGGATACAGTGAGTTGATGTCTAACGAACCAATCCACTCGTGAATTCCTTTCTTAGGAAACGCAACATACGCACCAGCTGCCGCAGTATCAACCCCTGCTTCACGAGAAATACGGTTTGGAACAATCATTCCACGCTTGTGAGCTTCGTTGATAATTGCCTGTTCAGTTACAGCAACAGCACCCATTGTAGTTTGTAGCAATACAGTACATTCATGTGCTAGTGTGTTAGCAAGATCCAAGAACTTTAACTTCTTATCAAGTTTTTCCAACAACATACAGTCTTGCCTGTTGTATTCAATAAACTTGCGGAAGTCATTGTTGTATAACTGATCAAGTGTGCCTTCGTAAACTGTTTTGTTCTCACCAATTTCCATTTCGCCGATAGCATCTAGTCGATATGTATGGCGTTCTTCATAGGTATACTTTCGATACAGCTCCAAACTATCCATATGCACACGACCTACAAAGTCGTAAGTGATAGCAGTCTTGCCGTACTTCTCGTATTCACGCTTCTTAGGAAATTGATTCCATAAGCAGAATCTACGAGTGTCTTCTTTACTTAGAACCTTAGTAACACGATTGACTGTATACGGAATATCAAAGCCTTCTGAGTTCCAACCACTTAGCACATCTGCATCTTCAATAAGATTTAAGAATGTATCTAGCATCTCGCCTTCGGATTCGAATAGCATCGTGTTTGGAAATTCTGCAACTTGTTTAGTTGCTTCTTCCATTGACATTTTTTTAGGCGGGATAGCCAAACATACCATAGTTTCCATCCACTGTAGGTAGACAGCAATCGCGGTAATTGGCATGAATGCATCTTCGGGTGATGCGTAGCCACGTTCTGGATCGAAGTCTACCTCAAT